GCTAGCGCCCTTCTGAACAAAAGGAAGGCACCCAGTAAAATAATCATGTCGCTTACCGCGACGAAGCAAATTGTAATTCGTTACCGTATCCGGGCCATCGCCCTTATCTTCAGTAACAGACGTCTGAAGATTCTGATCACGGAACCACTCATTCCAAATCAAATTATAAGCACGCAGCGGAAGCTGCGAATGCGTCGTGGTAGCACCAGACGCAAGCTGCCCAACAGTAGGCAGACCCATATAGTCCTGAAGACTATTAATAGCATAACCACTGGCAGGAGTAGTAGCAGTAGGAATTACATACGAAATAGAGTCAGAAGGATTATCCTGCTCACCCATAAAACGCTGCCAGTTAGACCAAACCAAACGATTAGGGACAAAAAAGAAAAACGTATCCAAATACATGTTGTCCATGACTGGAAACAACGGAGTAGACAAACGGGCAAAAGCCGTCATCTTCAAATTAAAAGTGTCACCGGGGAGCACTTCATCAACATAAATAGGAATCAACAACCCAGCATCAAACGTCGTCTTGTGCGTAGACTGACGACGAAACTGAGAACGCGGAATATCCGCTTTAGGCACCATAGCAAATTGGTGCACATTAACCGACTGATTGCGATGCATAAAAAAACTCCTAAAAAATGGGGAGCCGAAGCTCCCCAAATAATTACTTAGCCTTCAAGTCCTTACCAATAGCAACTTGACGGGGGACAAAAGTCTCAAACGAGGCAGTCTCATCATCAAACGTACCAAGTTCATACAAATCAAAATCCTCAGGATGCTTAGCAATAGCAGAATCAGAAGAAGTGGAATTAACCTCATCCGAAAACGAACGAATAGCCTGACCAATGCGAGCAACAAAAAACGGCTGCCCAAAAACATCAGCAGTACGATCACGAACAGTCACAATCTGATACTTCATAAACTACTCCAAAGAACGAAATTTAAAACCAAGCCGAGCACGAGTAACTTGCTCACGAACGGCCAACCGAGCAGACGAACCGTCTGCAACCACCTCAGGAGTTACCTTCAAATAACGAGACAACTCCAAAGCCTCAAAAGTGTCAGGATCTGTACCCGACAACAACTTATCATAATAACGCGGAGGCTTAGACTTAACGCCATTAACCACCACATAATCGAAATTATAAACATCAGACTTATACCGACGAAACCACTCAGCACCAATACCAGGCTTCAACGACATACGATTAAACTCCGGAGTAAGAGAAATCAGTTCTCCGGTAATAGGATCAAGAGAAGAGTAATGCGCTGACGCAAGCTGTCCCGTAACCTTCTTCATAACATAACGAGCAACATAAGCCGCAGACTCAAAAGTCACTGAACCAAAACTACTGAAACCATGAGGCCACAAAGCTTCCAAAGTAGGAGAACGGTAGAGAAGCTCACCAGAAGGAGACTTAGACCAAGGAACAGCATCAGAAAAACCGACCCCAAAGAGACAAGCATGGAAATGAGGTCGCTTGTACTTTTCACCATACTCTCCACACATATAAAAACGCGCTTTCGAAAACTTCTTCCGAAGACGCTTCATAAACAATTGAAAATCCCGATAATTCAAAGACGGACACAAATGTTTGTCATCATAAGTAAGAGTCACAAACACACTAGACTCGTGCAGCTGGGACTCATGCATACACCGCATAGCCCACTGACGAGAACGCTCCAGCCGGCAGCCAACACACTGAGAACAGGGAAGATCTAGCTTGCGCCGAACCTTCCCCCTCTCCGAGAACACAATCTCTCCGGAATCCAGCTGCCAGGCTTCGATCGGGGAGAAACACGCCACTAGAGACGCCAGCCACCACGCATTGGGGCGCCAGCAATGTTCGCCGACTTCGTATGCGACACATGCTTCTTAAACTGACCAGCAGAACGCCCCTTAGAGACGTGAGAACGATGAACAGGCTTCATAACATACACTCCAAAAGTACCAAAAACAACACCCCCCCACCATGGGGAGGTGTCACCTAGCACAGTTACATCAAGTAAAAAACTGTGCTAGACATCCACCGCCATCTTACGAGGGCGACCACGAGGCTTAAGAGCCCCGTGAAAAGACACCTCAGGCCGAACCAGCCTGAGGATCCGAAGGAGCCACAGGAGCCTCCGAGGGGGCACCTGAGACGACCAAACCCATCGAGCGTAGCTCCTCACGATTAGACTCCTCCGAGCAAAAGTCAACAAAAGCACCCGGATCGTTACCGAACCGGGAACGAATAGCCGCAGGAAGCGTCATAAACGATTCCTGGGCACGACGAATAGCAAGCTGAGCAGTGTGGAAATCCACAACCTCAGAAAAGTCATCATAGGTAGGGGCACGAGCTGCCTGAGGCAGCATCCCCGAAACACCGAACCGCTTCACAATAGTATTAATATCCGCCTCATCAGCTTGATGCTGCTGGGCGAGAGACGGTTCTGGACAAACAAGGCCAGAGGCCAACGACGCCTCATCCACATCATAATTATAGGGATTGCGGCAAAAAGGAACATTAGACATAAAACACCTCACTTAACAGCTCTGGCAAGGCCAGAAGCCGAGTTAGTAATACCAGACAAAACACCAATAGCAGGGGCAGAATGCCCCAATCCAGTCATACCAAAAGCCGCTTCATTACCAAGGCCAACATTCTTATAACCTTGAGCGGCATTCTCCAAAAAATACTTCATAGAGAGCAAAGGCAACAACGCCCGAAGCTGCTCACGTTGAGCATCTGTCAAACGAGTACGGGCGTTAGACTCACGAGTACCAGCAACCAAATTAGAAACACGAGCATAAGTCTCAGAAATATTAGCCTGACTCAAAGCCATATCAATAGGCATCTTCTGACCAGTAAGCTGTTTCAAAGCAGTATCAGCATCAGTATTGGAAATCTGAGACAAAACAAGACCAATGCGCTCACGCGCCTCACGAGCCCTCATCTCAATCTCACCAGCCGACGCAGTCTCACGAGCAACCTGCGCCTGGACAAGAGGGACACTAGCACCAGAAACAGCGGCTTCATTAGTAGTCTTAAGCCGCTGAGCACGAACAAGCTCCAACTGCTCCCGCTGCATCTGAGACGCAAGAGCAGTATTAACCCCCTTAGACACCGAATCCTCCACATGAGCTGACGCACCAGCAGGGGAGCTTGCGCCCCCCTGCGTATAGGCCAACATAGGATTCAAACCAGCAGCTTTCAGATCTTCAACACCACGTTGATACGCGGTATTAGACATACGCTCCTGAAAAGCCATCTGCTCACGAGCCATCTTAATATTCGCCTTGTTAGCAGACGACTGACCCAAGGCAGACATGGCTCCACCAAAAACATCCTGAAAACCAAATCCAGAAAAGAAACCCATAACAACCCCTTAGAAATGGTCGACCATACCGGGAACAGAATACAACGGCATAGCACGAGCAGTCTTGATATCAAAAAACGAGTCAAAAATAAACTGCTTACCATTAGCCGAAGAACCAACAGCAATAACACGGTCGACAGGCGGGGTATCCTGAATAAACGTAGAATTAAGCGTCGGAAGCGAAGTAAACCGCTGAGACAAATGCCAACCGTCAATAGTACCCGACGCAGTAGAACGGAACAGCCCAGTAATCATGGACGGCAAATAACGATATTCCGCCCAACGCTCTTGATAACCAAAGACGAGCGCATCGTTCGCGTCTCCGCGAACATAAATCTCCTTATTAAGAACTGGCTGTTCACCAAGCATAGCAAAGACCGGAAAGTAGAAATCGTAGCGGGTAGACCGCGACCACATTTTCCGAAGACCTTGCTGATAACTAAGATCAGCACGAACACAAGCAAGACCAATAATATGACCATGCTCAGTAAACGACTGAGTAAAACCATGACCAGAAGCCATAGCAGTACCAAACGCAGCCAAATTACCTAATGGCGTAGTAGTACCAGTAGCCGAAGTACCAGAGGTCTGAGCAATAGGGTTAATATTTACAGAAGTAGTACCACCACCCAAAAACTCAGGACGCTGGAGACGAGCATCAGGGGAAATAACGCCAAAATGGCTGCGAATCAATTCAGTGTAACGAGTACCACCACGAGCATCACGCTCAAGAAGCTTCTGGATCTGAAACGACTGACGAAGCTGATTAATAGTAGCAGCTGTCGCAGAAGACAAATCGGCAAACACAGTATGGTAACCAGCCGTACCAGCTGCACCCGTAGCCTCAAACGTAACAAAACCACCAGAAACGGAACTAGTATAATTCCGAGTACCGCCGCCGGACTCCTTAATATTATTATTAGCAATAAAGCTAGAACCAGCGACGGAAGTTAAAATACCAAGGCCACGCACTGGGGCAGTAGTGCCCAGGGGAAGCGTAGCGCTAGCGCCCTTCTGAACAAAAGGAAGGCACCCAGTAAAATAATCATGTCGCTTACCGCGACGAAGCAAATTGTAATTCGTTACCGT